CCGTAGTTCGGATCATCATCTGTAGTGATGAAGCTCAGCTCGGCATAAACACCAAAGTTGTCAGTGGCTTGAACGTTTCCGCCAATTTTGCCGGACAGCTCAGTTTCGCCGTCTACACCCTGGAGTTTGGTGTAAGCAGGACCAGCTTGAACGTAGTAGCTATAGACACCGCTGGAACCATCAAATCCAACGTGGAAATCCGTGGTGCTACCAAGGTGATCTCCGCCGTTGTATCCAGCGTTATTTTCGATGTTTACGAAAGGCCCTGCGAGAACAGGAGATCCCAGCGCAGCTGCAAAAGCGACGGCACCACTCACAATCAGAGACTTGATCATTTGGAAGAGGGTTAACGTTTTCCGCTGATAGATTACTGGAACTGTCACTGTGACAGTTGTGAGAGTGTGTCACTGTGTTGGCAGACCATTAATAACCGTCTGTTGAGGCAAGGTTCTGATATTTCTCAGACAACCCAGTAAACAAACCATGCTGAGGATGGTCTGCTTGATCTCGGCCATCTAAGAAATACAACTCCTCTAGCCATATGGTGCGGTTAGACATGCTTTGCACATCCTCCGCACCAGGCTTGCAAGGAATCATTGGATCAGGTCGTTGCATCATGCGCTCCAAGGTACGCCTGTACCTTTAGTTGGTGTTTTCTTTTCAACAAGCTGTGCATCCAATGCTGCATGAATTTCAGCAACCTTGTCCGCTCCACCAATAGCGGCTTGCGCCCAAGAGACAGCTTGCGTTTCTGTTACGTCGTCATAAGCAATAAATTTGTCGGCGTCTCCAGGTTCAAGACCAACCGATCCATACGCTCCAACGGAATACGTTCCATCTTCATCAGTGGCATTCACTGTGTAGTGGAGC